ATGAAATTGAATATTCAGTTAGAGTGCAATTGTACAAAAGATAATATAACAAATATCTTCAAGATTTTAGATGAAGAAATGCTGCCGTTTTCTCTTACAATATCTAAGATGAAAGCTAATAGATGCACATGTGCTCTGAAATGCAAAGCTAAAAATATGAAGCACTTTATGAAAATTCTGTATGACAATTGCATCAAAGACACAGCTAAAGAAAGCGTGTGAGGGTTGTGAATATACAAGAAATTGTATAAACGGCCTATTCTGTATGAAACTAAAAATTTACGTTGAATATAAAGAGTTTAAAGTATGTACACAGTTAAAGATTTCGAAATAGCAAAACCGGCTAATGTTGTTTTTTCTAATTTCAGACTGAAAAATCACAATGTACTTTACGCCTTAGGCTATAGCTTTAAGGCTGGAAAGGTGGGAAAAATTTCAATTTTTTGGAATGACAAAGGAGAAGCTTTCAGCCGTAACATGACAACGAAAATTCAAGTAAACAGCTTGAAAGCTTTGAAAAAGGAAACTAAATCATTACAGCTTTATCGCATTGGGGGCTTCCTGTATATGCGTGATGCAAAGCTTGATTTGATTTTTTAAGTTTAGTTCGAACGAGTAATTTTGCACTTATAATATATTTACTATGATAAGTAAACAGACAATTGATAGAGTTTTCAATCGAGTCAATATCGTTGATGTCGTATCAGACTATGTTGATTTGAAGAAGTCTGGTGTTAACTACAAAGGATTATGCCCATTTCATCATGATCATACGCCAAGCTTCGTTGTATCTCCTGCAAAAGGGATTGCACATTGTTTCGTATGCGGGGGTGGCGGTAATGCCGTCAAATTCGTGATGCAAAAGGAGGGTTATACTTTTCCGGAGGCAATTTGCAAACTTGCAAAGAAGTATAATATCGAAGTAGAAGAAGACACAGAAAAGAGGTCAGATGAAGAACTTCGTGTGATGCAAAAGCGCGAGTCTATGTTTATCATCTACGAAGCTGTTACACAATTCTATCGTGAGCAAATCAAGAAAGATACCGCACAGGCTAAGGCTGCACGTGAGTATGTTGAGCGTCGTTGGAATTCTCGGGTTGTTGTTGATGATAAAAAGAAGAAAAAGACCTTTGATGATGAAGACAGGGACTTTTCTGAAATCAAGCAAATTGGATATGCACCTGATGCGTGGGATGCGCTTGTAAATTTTGCACGTGCTAAAGGCTATGATCTCAAGCTTATGGAGGAAGCGGGATTGATTAAAGTTTCCTCAAAGGGCAATCTTATCGACTTCTATCGTAATAGGATCATGATACCTATTACTGACAAATATGGCCGTGTTATAGCCTTTACCGCTCGCACTATGCAGGATGATGCTGATACTGCAAAGTACATCAATAACAAAGACTCTTTCATGTATTCAAAAGGGTCAACACTGTTCGGACTTGATATTGCTCGTAACGAGGCTATTCAACAAAACAAGGTGTATTGCGTCGAGGGGGCACCTGATGCAATGAAACTGCAATCTCTACGTATTGAAAATACTGTTGCAGCCCTGGGTACAGCATGGACTAAAGCGCACTTTCAAGTACTTCGCAGACTTTTCGGTAAGAGTAATTCAAATGCAACGGTTTGCTGGATACCTGACTCTGATCAGAAAGCAGGGCAGAGTTTAGGGCCTGGCTTCCTGGCCGTGATGAAAAACGGCAAGTTGGCTATGGAGGAGGGGTTCCGCGTCACTGTCAAGGAAATTCCGCAGGAAAAAGTAGGCATGAAGGCTGATGCTGATAGTTATATATCTTCTAAGGCTGTGCTCGATGATTTAGAAGAGCAAGATTTCCCTATTTGGTATGCAGAAAAGGTGCTTAAAAAGGATGACAATACTTCTGAAAGAACAGATAAAATCAAGGAGGTTTGTGCTATTGTTATCCTAATTTCTGACGAATATACACAGAATGCTTTCATTGAGAAGTTAGCGAATAAATTCGGAGGCAAGAACCTTTGGCGCAGCGCACAAAAGCAGGCTATTAAAGACCGTGAGCGTGCGAAGATTGAAGCAATTTCAAAGCGTGGCGATGCACTTGATATCCTGAAAAACTATGGCTTTTATCAAGAAAACAACTGCATATTCTCTAATAATGGCGTGCAGTGGAGCAATTTTATCATGAAACCACTTTTTCACATTAAAGACCCTTACAATTCAAAGCGTCTTTATAAACTTACGAATGTAAATAGAGAGGAGGTTCTTATCGAAATGAAAGAAGCTGAAATGTACTCCTTGCAGAATTTCCGTGAGCGTGTTGGCTCAATGGGAAATTTTAGGTGGAAGAGTGGGCCAGCAGAACTTAATGCGCTCGGTGACTTCCTCTATGATAACACAGAAACTGCAGAAGAAATCAAACAGTTAGGTTGGAATAAAGCTGGCTTTTTCGTATGGGGAAATGGCATTTTTAATGAGGGTACATTCGTAGCTGTAGATGATTATGGCATCTGCAGGCTTGACAGATACAATGAAGAGGGACAGCTTGCCGGCACAGTGAATTACTATCTTCCTGCAATGTCAAAGATATATTCTGATAGAAAGGATATGTTCAAATTTGAGAGGCTTTTTTCTAATCGTGAAAATCATTCAAGCGTGACATTACCGAACTACTGTAAGATGATGGCTGAAGTTTTCGGTACGAATGCAAAGGTGGGTATCATGTTTCTTTTTGCAACGCTCTTCAGGGATATTGTTGTAAGCTTCACAAAGAACTTTCCTATTTTGAACCTTTTTGGTCCAAAAGGCTCGGGAAAGTCTGAACTCGGGCACACATTAATGAGTTTCTTCATTGCTGACAATACACCGCTGAATATTCAGAATGCGACGATAGCTGCTTTAGCAGATGCAATTGCACAATGCAGCAATGCACTCGTGCACATTGATGAGTATAAGAATTGCATTGATCCTGTCAAAATTGAATTTCTGAAAGGTCTGTACGACGGTACTGGGCGCAGTCGTATGAACATGGACCTCGATAAGAAGCGTGAGATTACTTCTGTAGACTCTGCTGTTATCCTTTCAGGGCAGGAAATGCCTACTGTCGACGTTGCCTTGTTCAGTCGTACGATATACCTTACTTTCTCACAGACGGTACATGATCGAGATGCAAAGGTGAAATTCAACGAACTGACTGCTATTCGAAAAATGGGAGTTAGTCATCTTACAAATGAAATTCTTTCTCATCGTCCCGAGTTCGAGAACGCTTTTCATGATACTTACAAATTGGTTTGTGATGACCTTTCGCTCGGTATTCAAGGTAACGAAGTCGAAGACCGTATTTGGCGAGATTGGGCTGTATTGCTCACTTCTTATAAGTGTCTTCAATCTTGTATGTCGCTGCCTTGGACTTATGATGAAATGAAGAATATTACAATTGAAGGTATTCGCCTGCAGAACCAAGAATGCGCATCGTCAAACGAAATGGGTAACTTCTGGGATATATTCCAATATATGAGCCAAAGCGGTATGATATATGACGAGGGCGATTACAAGATTAAATATCTTGATGCTATTACCACAAATATTCTTGACAACCGTCTTTTCAACAAGAAAACAGCTATACTTCTCATTCGCCCAAAACGCATTATTTTGCAGTTCAAAAAGGCTGCTAAGATGACAGACTCAAAAGCGATGAATGAGCGTAGTATCAGGTTCTACCTGCAGACATCTCCGGGCTATTTAGGTAAGAAGAAAGGATCTGAACGCTTTAAGGTCATCATTGACGGAGAGGTACAGAAGCAGTATGCATGCGGTGAGAATGGAGGAAGTCGTGAACTTGTGCAATTCGACAATCCTTTGTGTTTCGATTACGAACTACTGAAAAGTAAGTTTGATTTGAACTTAGAAACTTCGCTGTCAAATGGTGATAGTGACGAGGAAGATATGAATGAGGGAGCGCTACCTTTTCCACCACCCGATAAGAAATAATTAAAGTGAATATATTGAATTCAATGGTTCATTTTGAAAAAAATAGGTACTGATATGGCATATACTCACGCAAGTCTATTTTCGGGTATCGGCGGAGCGGAACTCGCCGCCTCATGGATTGGTTGGAAAAACGTATTTCATTGCGAAATACAAGAATTTCAGCGCAAAGTATTAGAGTATTGGTTTCCACAAAGCATCAGTTATGAAGACATCACAAAGACAGATTTTTCAAGGTGGAGAGGACGCATCGATGTGCTCACGGGAGGATTTCCATGCCAGCCGTTCAGCGTTGCCGGAAAGAGAAAAGGAGCAGAAGATAATCGTTATCTCTGGACGGAAATGCTACGAGCAATACGGCAAATACAGCCCACTTGGGTCGTTGGTGAAAATGTTGCTGGTATCCTCTCAATGGTTCAGCCCAGCAAGGAGGTTAAAGTGGGACGTACAGACGATTTGTTCAAAGAAGATTTCATATACCGAACGGAGCAGCAATTCACAATCGACGCCATCTGTGAAGACCTTGAATGTGCAGGATATTCAGTCCAACCGTTTGTTATTCCGGCTTGTGCCGTCGGAGCACCACACAGAAGAGACAGGGTATGGATTGTTGCAAGACTTAATACCGACACCGATTACCAGCGATGCGCAGGGAGGGGCAGTCAAACTTACAAGAGGGAAAAGACTTCGAAACGGGCAAGTGTTTTCCGCAACATTGAAAGACCTTGCGGCGGCCAAGATGCTGCCAACCCCGCAAACGCAAGGACTGAAAGTGTGCAACAAGGACGGAAAGACAGAATTTCTGAACTTGGAGTTACTATTGACACCAAGTGCGAGCGATGGGCTAAGGGCGGGAATGAGTATGGAAAGTCTGAAATCTCACAAGAAAAAGAATGCCGAGCAGAGCAATTTAGCGGAACAGATAGCCCACAAGGTTGGTGGCGGAACTTTCCAACTCAATCCCCTGTTTGTCGAGGAAATGATGGGCTACCCTTCAGAGTGGCTGACCTTACCATTTCTTTCCCAAAGTGGAGAAGTAAAAGCATTGAAGCGTTAGGAAATGCGTGGGTGCCACAAGTTGCATACGAGATATTCAAGGCAATAGAAAATTACGATAAAAAGAAGTAAAGTTATGAAAACATACGTAATCACACTATCAAAATATTTCCTCGCAATGCACAAGCGAGCAGGGGAAGAAACAAACTTCAAAGAAAAGTTCCTAAACGGCGAGAAGATACACACCATACGGGCGAATTACCCTCTGTGGGAGAAACGCATCAAGGAAGTACAAGAGGGACGCGCTGTGTTGTCAGTTCGACAATGGACAGGTAAGCCATATAGAAGCAAGCAAGTAGAAATTACAACGCTGACGGCAGAAGATGAAATAGGTGTACAGGCTGCTCGTATAGTAGCTGGAATATATTTGAAGATAATTTTCGGCGAAAACTTCGAACATTATTTTGTATCAGAGGAGGAACGCACACTGTTAGCTAAGAATGACGGGTTATCATTGGAGGATTGGAAAGAATGGTTTAGATCCTACGACATAACAAATCCCTTAGCGATTATTCATTTTACAAAATTCAGATATTAGGATGAAAATATTAGTACAATTCAGCGGAGGTAAAGATAGCCAAGCCTGCCTCATTAAAGCTGTCAATGACTACGGAAAAGGTAAAGTTACGGCTGCATGAGTTTGTATCACGGGTTGTGCGAATGGAATGGGGCATTAAGTATAAAAAAACAATAGAAGAATTATGAAAAAGAAAATCATTCGGTTATTCGTATCTATAGTTATAGCAACTATGATATTTGTTTTAGGTATAGTGTTGTCATTGCTGATTAAATACTCACCAACTTGGGTGAACTTGGCAGCGAATGCTCTCTTCTTTATCGGTTTAGTATATTTGCTATACGATACAAAGAAAGGTTGAGTCTCGGTGTGCGATTTTACATTATACAGAAAAGAAAATGAGTTAAAGTAACAAATTATGAAAAAGAAACTTTTTATTTTAATCAGCTTGTTAGCTGTTTTGGGAAGCTGTAAAAATCAGCCTTTCAAAGGTTTTTTAGTGTGCAAAGAATATATTCCTGGGCACATGGATGATAAACATGTACAATCAGTGCAGGAGGCGTATGTGTACGTTCCTATTATTCACCCAAGAAGACATGAGCCCGAATATATCCCGTCAGAGTGGCATTTTTACGTTGCAAACAAATACGGAGTAAGAGATTTCAAAGTTGATAGTCTTACCTATTTACGGCATAAGGTAGGAGAAAGGATTGTCATGAATTTGAAATAAAGAATACATAGCAAAGACTTATCAAGAAAAATTAGAGAGCTTAAATTTTCTACATACTTTTAAACGTTATTAATTAAGATTATCGAGAGGGCTGCGTTGTGAAACGCGGTCCTCTTTTTTTCGTGTGTGTGTATTTCATCTTCTCGCTGAAAAAAGAATGAATTACACACGTCACACACACTCACACACACGCTGATTATCAATGAGTTACAAAGCCCACAATTACACACATCTTACACACAATTACACACACAAGCCCTGTTTTTATAGCAATTTTACTTCTTTTACACACAAAAATAGAGATTACACACATTTATCAATGATTAACAAAAATGTAACTTATTGAATATCAATCATATATAAAATTGTGTGTAGGTGTGTGTACTGTGTGTAGCAAAAAACTATATCCTTGTGCACAAAGTCATTTTTCCTTTTATTAAAGGAATAGTGGCTTTGTATGTATGTAAATCTCTGCTTTTTTTACTATCTTTGCGACAATAAATATTCTGATTATGAGCGAATTCAACGTTTACATTAAACTTAAACCTTTTGTTCAGCAGTTCATTCAACATGATTTTGGTACTCCTGCTGTTTTCCCCGACAAAGGTCCTGAGAATTCTACTATTCATCATTTTGTCATGCGTCGCCCTGAAGATAAGGCCCCTGATGTTGAAGAGGACGGACTTACACCTATTTCTATTCCTGACTCCTGCACAAAGCCAGCACGCTATTACAACTTTTTGACTCCGCGCGGGAAAAAGGCTGTTGCGGAATGCTGCGAGTATCTTTTCAAACGCGCGTTGTGGAAAGAACTCGGAGACATGAGTGATATAGGGTGTAATATGATGACGGCTATTTATGCGTGGTGTGAGCAGCATGGTATCTCTATTGATTATGCAGATACAATTCGTCAGCGCTGGTATCGATTGCGAAATGCATATATCAAGAATAATATAGATCTGACCGAAAAAAATAGACATGAAAGTAATTTTTAATTTTTTAACAATAAAATAAATCTACGTTATACTGCTTTTTTTTCGCGCGCGAACGTTTGCAACGAACGCATACATGAACGTACTTTTTCAAACAAACACAAACAGATATGAAATTAAACACAATTATTCGCATTACGTTGATACCTGTTAAAAATATAACTGAGTATCGTCGGGTTGACAGCAATCATGTTGCTTTAACTCTTAAGACAAATATTGAACCTTTGTCACATCTCAAAACTCCCTCCTTTTTATCTATATCTTCTAAAGTTGAAGAGGGGTGCGTTACTTTCGCTTCAAAGCTTGTTTTTTCAACCTTATGTGATATTGACTGCACACAGAGATATATTGCCTTGTGCGAAACTTCTGCAGGTGAATGTATTGCTGTTGGTACAGATACGCGTCCTTATTCTGTTATTACTCGTGTCGAAAATCATCCTGATAGCCCCTCAGATAGTCAACTGAACACCTATACTCTAACGTACTCATCCGTCAACAAACCGCCTTTCGTTAAAATTTAGGTACTTTTATTCATATATCCTATAATATACCTTTGTGTCAAATAATTTAGAATATGGAATATAAATTCATTATTTCTGGACAGATAGGTGTAGCATTCGATTGGTGGACTGGTCAGCGAGGCACGACCGCTAAAATGGTACGTGACTTCCTGAATGAACACCAAGACGAAGAAGTAGATATCGCAGTTTCTTCACCTGGCGGTTATGTAGACGCTGGTCTTGAAATCTATCAGATGATTAAGGATCACGGTAAAGTGAATATTCACATTCTTGGTATGACCGCAAGCGCAGCTACTTTCTTGACTATGGGCGCAAAATCTGTTGATATGGTCGACGGTTCTTTGATGCTCATTCATAATGCTTCGACGGCTGTGAGGGAATGGCAGTCTGCGAATAAGGAGCAGCTTGATGCGCTGATAGCAAAATATCAAAAGGAGCGTGACGATTTGAACACGATAGATAAGGTTATCGCTTCTCTCTATGCTAAGAAAAACGGCAAGTCGGTCGAGGACTGCATGGCTAAGATGCAAAAGGCGGCATGGCTTTCTCCTTCAGATGCACTTGAATTCGGTCTGATAGATAAAATTCGTGAAGATGACGATGCTGCACGCAAAGCTAATTCTATCCGCAACCATTTTAATAACAATATATTTCAAGAATTTGGTCTACCTCCTTTCCCTACAGCTACTGCTGATGAGGTCGTTGATGAGAAAGGAAATCCAACTAAATCGTTTATCCAAAAGTCGGTGGAGGCGGTTAAGGCTATGTTCTCTAACAATCCCGCTAATTCTGTAAAAAACATGATTAAAATTTTCAAAAACGTCATGGACTTGCTGAATGTGAAAGACGGCTTCTCGCCTGCAGAAGACGGTTCTATCAATCTCACGCAGGACCAGATTAAGACAGTCGATGACCGTCTTGGAACTTTGCAGAAAGACCTTGATGCTGCCAACACAGCTAAGGACGATTTGCAAAAGCAGTTGGATAAGGCGAATGCCGACCTCGCTGCAGCGAATGAAAAGTTATCTAATCTTTCTAAAGCTCCTGGTGAAGAAACGAAGAACAAAACTTCTGACACTGAGGAAGAGGAAGATGAACTGAGTTTTGTCAACAAAGCTCGTGAAATGTTTAACACCGTAAAAGATCTCTAAACATGGCAAAAGTAACTATTACTCCTGAAGCACTTGCTAAGAGTGCTGCTTCTTTCCGTCGCGAAATTCTGATGATGCCAGTCTTTTCACTCGGTGAATTCTTGAAGCATGTTACCGTGCGTACGGGTATTCGCTATTCGGAGACCGTTGGCGAATTGACCGGTGACATGCAAATTGGTCCTTACGACCAGAATAGAGAGGATAACGAGGATGTAAGCATCGTTGCACGTACGCTTTACACCTATTTCGGTAGCGTAGTAAAGAACTTCTCTCCCAACTCTGTATATCAGTCAATCTACGGTTCTGCACTCACTAAGGGTGAGGGGTTGAAGACAACTGATATCACAAGAACTGTGCTGAACTATCTCTCCTCTAAGGTCGGACAAAACTTGTATAAGAGTGTTTGGAAGGCTAAGCGCTCAGATACAGGTACTAAGACGATAGAGCTTTTCAACGGCTTTGATACCATTACCGCTGATGAAATCACGGCTGGTAACATCGCAGCAGGTAAGGGTAATTTCCTGCAGCTTGATGTCACAAAGATTGACGCGACGAATGCGGTCGACATTTTGAAGAAGATTTGGCGTGCTGCAGATGACCATTTGCGTGATCAGCAATGTAAGCTTTTCGTTCCGCCTTCAGTGCTCGACGCTTACAACGATGACTACAAGACTGTAACGGGCGCTATCCCTTACAACTTGCAGTATAAACAGACTTTCGTCGAGGGTTCTGAAAATCGTTGCGAAATCGTTGCGCTTGCTAACAAGAGCGGTTCTGACTTCATTCATCTGACTACAAAGAACAACATGCTGGTTGGTCTCAATCAAATGGGTGAGGATGAAACTGTTGCTGTTGAAAAGCATAAGGCATTCGTGCTGCAGTTCATCATGACGATGTTCTTCGGTTGTCAGTTCGAGTCTATTAGCCCCGAGCGCTTGCTTGTTGCTAAGTACAAGGCTTAATATTTAATCTCTAAATTCTAAAAAATATGGCTAAAAGTTGTACAGATATGGCCGACATCTACAAGAATGTCGAGCATTGTCAAGGTCAGGTGTCTATGCCTGGCGCAATCGAAAAGGCTTATTTCATCAAGAAGACTAAGATCACAAAGTGGCCGAAACTTCCTTTTGCTGAAGCAACAGATATTGATAAGGTTGCTGTCTATGACGGTGATTTTGGTCTTGCTGCTGATGCAAAGTTTCACCGCATTGACCTCATGCCCAACGAAATGGAGCCTGAAAGTGAGCAGGTTGGGGCGTATGGCTCATACCACTTCAACAACAAGGCAACCTTGCCTATTCCTGGCACTGCTGAAAAAGCTACAGGTACTATCGCAATGATGAATAATGATGATATCATCATTGTTATCTTCCAGCGTGACGGCAAGGCGCGCATCATTGGAGATCCTGGCTTTCACACTAATGTGAAGCCCGCACAGAAGTGGGGCAAGAGTTCAAATGATGCTAACCAAACGAGCATCGAGGCCTCTTGCGAAAGTCTTGTTCCACTGCCTTTCTATCCTGGCAAGTTGGTTACTGATGACGGTGAAATCAGCGGTGCTACAGGGCAGTTAGCTTCTGCTTCTGCTGTTGTGCCAGGGCATTAAAGCTTCTCTGTTTAATTATAATTCTTTTGTCCAAAGGCACGGCCGGCGTTTGCCGTCGTGCCTTCTTTATTAAACATCTAAAATTATGAATGTAGATCCAAAATTTACAAAAGAAATTCAGGATTGGTTAAATCAAGAACCTCTCCCCGTGAATTCTGCTTCTGCAGGTGCTTCTTTGCTCTTGCGTATAGCGCCTCGTAATCAGGCTTATGCTCGTTATCTTTCAATGTCGCTGCAGCGTCCGGAAGCAATTCTTGATAAAATTGCTTATGAACTGAAGCAGCATCTTAAATATAGACTTGACGGCTTGACACTCGACGAGGTGAATATCCTCGACAGAGAGGTTGTTCCTGAAGCTGAAAAACTTCTCGAACACGGTAAACCTGCTGCTGAAGATGATGCGCTTATGCTCGATGAGGAAAAGAAGCCTGTTATTCCTATGCAGGTCAATATCTCTGAAGATAGCGAAAAACCTTGTTTTGTTCGTCAGTTAGGCCGTCGTGAGGACCACGATAAACTGCCTGAAGAGGTACAGCAGCTGTGGGTTGACAATGGTAACCTCTATAAGGATATCAAGGCCTTGTTTGAGGAGTTAAAGGCGATGAACGACTTGCCTTCATGCCAGCGTTATGATAAGCTGCAGCTACTTGCGTCGATGGACGCTAAATATTTCAAGCAAATGTCTGCTTATGACGATGCCACTCCTGCTGACAAAAACCCTGCTGACAGCACAGAGGATAGTTCAGAAAAAAGCGTAAATTCTGCACGTAGCTATTTGAGTAAGAATCAATCGAAGCTTGCTACCTTGAAGCTTGCTGCAGAAAGCGAGGGCGCTTCTGACAGTGACCGAGCTGCTTTCACAGATTTGCTTGCTAAGATGCAGCAGCGTGTTGATACCATTTGCGCAGCTGGTGCCGTTGTTGGTGATGATTTGCGCACAGGTCTTACCGCTTTAGGTCTTTCTTTCGATGATAAGCAAAAGAATTCTGAAGAACCTGAAACCGCTGAATAGTACTGCTTTGCAGTGCTATCTCGGTACTGGCATTCACACGCTCGGTCTGCTCGGGTGGATACTCGAACAGACTGGGCGTGCTGATGTCTATGTATCAACTTTTTCAACGAGTGAAGAGTTCTTGAATGGCTTTCTTAATCTTCGTAAAAAGGGCCTTATTCGTCGTGCGGTGATGGTTGCTGACTTGAAAGCTTCAAAAAAGACAGTAAAACTCAATCAGCTGATGTCGTATTGTTTTGATGCTGCATATTTGGGCATGAACCACTCTAAAATCGTACTTGTACAAACAGAGGCAGGGCAGACGGTGTCGGTTGCTACAAGTCAAAACAATACCTATGGAGGGCGTGCAGAGTGTACTATTATCTCAACATCACAAGAAATTTTCCTTTCGCTATATGAGGGTTTGAAGAACATAATTGACAATAGTTGTGAACTGAATGGAATATACAGAAGAGCAATTGAAAATGATAGAAAAGTTAGCGCGTCAGCTGACTCCGGCGACTCAGATTGGGTGCCTTTTGGGTATTGACGAAGACGTTTTCTCGCTTGATATTCAGACAAAAGGTAATCCTGCGCGTATCGCATTTTTGAGGGGAATGTCGGTTACCGCTAATGACTTGCGCTGCAAGAACCTTGAACTTGCTGAAGCTTGCGCTCCTTCTGCTATTACACAATGCTTCTCTGACTTGAATAAAATGCTAATCGATTTGCAATAAAATATGAGCCTGCCTGCTAATATTGATGACTATCAACTTAATCTTTTCGCCTCGATTGATGAGATGCGAGAAAAATCGTTGCCGGAACACGTTGTAAAACGCTTACTTCGGCTTCGGGCATTGTACACTTTCTGGCTGAATTATCCTCAAAAAACTTCTCGCGAAATCTTGAAGCATGATCTTGATATGAATGCTGATATCAAGCAGCGTGAGGCGTATGATGATGTGCGTTTGCTGAAAATCTTAATCGGAAATATCGAAAAGGAGTCGAAAGAATGGCATCGGCATGTGTTCAATCAGCGCACGGAAGAAGTATATAAAAAGGCCATGGCTGCACAAGATTTTCGGTCCGCCGAAAAAGCAAATGCGGATTATGCAAAATATAATCGTGTTGGTGAAATTGATGCTGTACCTGTTGATTACAGCGATATTAAACCGCTCGTTATTGAGCCTACTGATGACCCTTCTGTTGTTGGCATCAAGCCTGTTAAAGGACTTCGTGATAAGATTGCTAAGCTTAAAAAGAGGTTCGGCGCTGATTTGGAATATACGGATTTTGTTGAAGTGAAAGAAGATATTAATAGTTTAGGAAATGGCGACACAGGACAGGAAGAAAATCTATCTCAATGATGCGCAATATTATTCTCTTGCGATGTCTCCGCGCAATCTCATTGATGTGTGCGGTCGTGGTATCGGCAAGGGTCTTATTCAGGCAAAGCGCATGCTTGACCTTGTACAGTTCATGCCTCGCTGCTCGATAGGCTTTGTCGTTCCCTCCGTCAAGCGTGGTCTAACCAATATCTTGCCCTCTATCCTTATGCACCTTAACAATTGGGGGTATAAGAAAGATTTATTTTATAGTGTCGGACATCGCCCAGCTAAGGCGTGGAATTGGGCTAAGCCGATTTGGGAACCTGAAAGTTATGATAATGTTGTGTCGTTCTATAACGGCTCTTACGTGACGCTTATCTCGCAGGATAGGAGCGGTACAAGTAACTCTATGTCGCTTGACGCACTCCTTATCGACGAGGCAAAGTTTATAGATTTTGAGCAGCTTAAGAATGAGACTTTTCAGGCAAACCGTGGTAATGAGATGTATTTCGGTAACTGCTTCCTGCATCACGGCTTGACAATAACCTCTGATATGCCTGTAACGAAAGCTGGATCATGGTTCCTCAATTTCGAGAAACAAATGGACCCGGAATTGGTTGAAGTGGTCGAGGGGCTTGTTTTTCAAATTTGGAAAGTCAAGCAAGCTGCAGCTAAATACCCGGAGAGGCAAGCGTATTATGCAAAAAAAATCAATGAGTTGCAGACTACCGTTAATGAGTTGCGCAGGCATCTTACCTTATATAAAGAGTATTCGAGCCTCGAAAACCTTGCTATCTTGGGCGAACAATTCTTTTATGATCAGAAACGCAATTTGCCTGCACTCACCTTTGCAACCTCAATTTTAGGGCTTCGCATCGGCCTGCAAATGGACGGTTTTTATAACTGTTTACGTCCGTCTAATCTCTACACTGCGCCTAAAACGTCATATCTCGACGGCCTTGATTATGATTTCAAACGATTGCAAGATGTAGATTGCAGGATGGATGCTGATCTTGAACCTGACAGACCGCTCATCATCACCTTTGATGCGAACCTTAACATCAACTGGTGTGTTGTCGGGCAGCTGGGGAATGACGGCAAGGCGCGTGTCGTTAATTCGCTGTATGTAAAATATGAGCGGAAGCTTCCTCAACTTGTTGAAGATTTCTGTAAATATTACGAATATTTCCCTAATCGTCATGTCGTTTTTTATTATGATACAACCTTTATCAGTAACAACTATGCGGTCGGTAATGATGATTTTCACGCTGTGATTTGCAATGTCTTGAAGTCGCACGGCTGGTACGTTAATGACGTGTGCATCGGCAAGCAATGGAACCATATCGAGAAGCAGCTGCTCATCAATCGAATGTTTCAAGGACGTGCGAAGCATCAGTTACTCTTCAATAGAGATAATAACCCAGATCTTCTCCTCTCTATCCAAACGGCGGGTGTGTACATGGGTAAGAAAGATAAGCGAGGGGAGAAGCTTGCAGAGACTGAAGAAGATAAGCTTGAAAATCGTACCGACGGCTCCGACGCTTTCGACACTTTTGCAATCGGTGTAGAGAAATTCCCTACATTCGATATCAACATGTCAGGCGCTGTCGTATCTTCGTTCAACGGACATTAGGCCCCCAGCCCCTAAAGGGGAGAGTAGGTCGCTACGCGGTGTTTTTGTGTTCGTAGCGAACCTTTTTTTTCTTCCAAATCCCAATCTCCTACTTTCAGATTTCGATGCAAAGGTAGAGGCGTCGGTTGTCTGAACCTGTGAACCTGTCACTTTTTGCAGTCGGAGCCTCCGTCATTTTTCGCTGCGCTGAAAAATAACGGCATCCAACATCAAAAAGGTGCCAGAACCCCAGCGTTCTGACACCCTGCCACCTCTTAACCTCGCATCGGAAATCGAAAGAAGGCGACCGGGCTTTGTACGGAATAAAAAAAAGTTCACTCCTCACGTGGAAATCTCCAGTAAGGCTCTTGAACATTACCAGAATTTTAACCAATATGAATATGAAAAAGATTAATTTTTATGAGTATCTTCCTCAAAGATACGCAGCAACAAGTGAGCAAGTTGTTAAGGTGCGTAACCTTATTTACAATTTCAAAAGCGGTCGCAAGGAGGCTGCCAATTTTGCAGCTGATTTAATTGTGCGCTTGATGTGGAATTGGTATGGCCACAAATGCAATGAATATACTATTGTGTGCGTGCCTGCTTCCTCTAATGCTGAATATCGTCACCGATTTAGTTATTTTTCTCATGTTGTCGCTTGCCGTTGTCAGCAGGTAAACGCTATGCAGCATGTTACGATTTTAGGCAAACGTGATGCTTTGCATCGCACCGCAAATCATGTTGTGCAGGATAGCGGAACGTATCGCATAGAACTTGATAAAGAGTTTTTTGCAGGGCGCAAGGTTATTATATTCGATGACCTTGTAACGACAGGCACAACGGCCGAGCATTTTGCAGCACTTTTGCAGGAAGCAGGGGCAGAGGTTAAAGGCGCTTTGTTCATTGCTAAGTCGGTGAAAGGCATATCTAAAAAAACATATTGGGGTCGTTTCGCAGAGAACACAACAAAACATATCATGCAATTTAATCATAGATAATATAGAAGTTATGAATAGTTCTAATATTTGCAATTGGGTCAAGGAAGAGCAGCCACGTTTCAAATTTGATAATGTAGGGTGTGATGTAGTTAGTAATGCAGAATTGTTATCTATCATTATAGGAAGTGGCAGTGCTGAACTCAACGCGGTTGATTTATGCAGGCAGCTGATGAATGCCTGCGGGCACAGTCTTGCAAGGTTGGCAAGGATGTCTACCTATGAACTCATGCAGTTTGAGGGGATAGGGAGAAGCAAGGCACTTAGCATCAGGGCAGCGTTGGAGATAGGAAAGCGCAGACAGATAGAGCAGGCAAAGGACACGATAGACTTTTCTTCTTCTGTCGCGATGTATGACTATCTTTTGCCCAAAATGCGTGATTTACCCTTAGAGCAGGCGCACGTGCTGTTCCTTAATCACCATTATAAGCTTATTAAATCTATAAAGCTAAGCGAGGGAGGGTTGACCGAAACAGCTATCGATGTCCGCGTTATTCTGAAAGAGGCTTTGTTATGCAATGCAACTGTAGTTGCACTTGCCCACAACCACCCGAGTGGAAGCATAACCCCGTCTTTGCCCGATGATAGTATTACGAAGCGTGTACAAAAGGCATGCGAGGCAGTTAGGATTTATTTCCTTGACCATATTATTGTAACGGACGGCCGTTATTATTCGTATCGAGATAGTGGAAGATTGTAAAATATCTTTCTTCAGAGAGGGCAGGCAGCTTTTGAGTTGCCTGCCTTTTTCGTGTGTTCACTTGCGACCGCAGGCAATTGCCTGCATGATAATTTTGTTTTACATATTCCGCTAAACTCAAAGAGGCAATTGCCATGTCGGGCGTAGGGCGGTGGGGGGTACAAAAAGAGCGAACTTCGCTTTTTTCTTTCAGTTAAAACGTTTCTCGCTGTAATTCAACGTTTTAACTGCTTAGGGCCGTGCAAAATCGGAATAAAAGCCGTGTTTTGTTGCTCCAATTTCCTCGAAAATCGGAGCCTCGCCAACAAATACGCCCTTTTTGACTAACATTTTACCTATTTCTTTAGAAATTGCCTTGCAATTTATAGTTGCCGTTTCTTTGTCTAAAGGGGGCATAAATTGCTTAAAATATTCCTTACAAAGCCTTTTTAGGGTCGAAAATCATACATTTGTGTTAAAATAGTGTTAAATCCGCAATTATATATTGCGGATTTAATTTTTATTCCTATCTTTGCAATGTAAACAAATAACAACAACAATTAAAAAGGTGAGACACACCGTAAAAACTGTTCAAAATCATGAAGACTGTTAAAGATTACACAGCAAGTTCAAAAGCACAGACAATCAGCGAAATTGTAGGCTTTGAAGTTGACACAACAGGTTGTGAATTCTTAAACAAACCCTTTTGCCACTTTATTTGCCAAAATGGTGCTAACTACTATATAGAATATAAAGCTTGTTTCCCCATATTGAGGAGTTGAGAAATAACACATATCGCGTAATAATATTTGATGATTATGTAGACTTCGTGGAAGTAGAGAATGGAAATTCAGTTGTAGAATTATAAATTAAACCTTAACGCTGCGCTATCGGCATGACGGGCAAATTATATGATTAATTTAAATACACTTTCAGCAATTAAAGAAAACTACTATTTCAACAACAACATGAAAGAGATTTCTTTCAAAGAGTACCTTGAAAACGAGGCTGAGAACGACCCAAACTTCTTTTACGAACTCTTCGATAATGAGGATTACGAGCAGAAGTGGGACTCTGTTTTATCTGAAGAAGATAGAGAAGAGTGGGATGATTTGCTCAACAAGGCTAACGATATTTGGTACAAAATGCTCGAAGACGAAGAGGAGGAGCAGCGTGCACGTATTAAATTTCAATTTGAAGATTTATTCGGCGGTAAAGATATAGAGGAATTCCGCGAGCTTGTTCAAAATCTGTATAACTACGATGATTTTAGCGAATATAAATCTGATGTAATTGATATGAACTATATCGATGAAGAGGAATATAAAGAAATAGTAAAAGAGGCTATCGCTGAATATATCGAGAACAACAAGATAGAAGTAGAAATAAAGGAGCTAAACGATACAGACGTTGTTGAAGACGGTGATAACAGCTTTACTTATAAAGGTGAAGAGTATCAAGGCTTCGATAGTTCGGACGGCGGCGACTTCGATTGCACAAGCTGCGAGAACTTTGATTTAATCAATGAGGCGGTGCAGGACTCTGATTGTGAGGACAAAGAAGAATTAACAATGTTCCTCTGCGGTATGAATTTTGTCTACAAGAAAATGGTAGATGATGTAATGTATAAATTCTATTTCAAATAAATACAAGCGCCAGACTTCACAGCCTGGCGCATGAAAATACTAAATAAAATTTAAACCTTCATCGCAACCACTGTCGCGAGATTTAAAATTACATGAAGAATAACGTTTAACAACTAAATATATTGTATTATGTATATAATTTCTTATCTAAAAATGCAAAACGGCACATGTCCACTCTTGCATGACGGTTCTAAAAGTAAAGAGTTTGAAAACTTAGAAAGAGCCTACGAGTTCTACACCGATGAGTGTAGATTAACCGAGTTCTGTAATAAGGGAACAGGAGAACACACCTCTCTTATGTTGTATGAAGATGACGGCATTCATCCGTCTATTGTTCAAGAAATAGATTTTTATGTGTAAAAGCACTTATTTTATTGAGTATAGTGAGGATAAGCAATATATATTCCTTGTGCGCACAAAAAAACCACGCTGGCGCATGGTTCTAAATAAAGACGAATTTGATGCTGACAAACTTGCAGCCTCTTTACGAAAAGCAGCAGAGTTTTTAACTAAAAGAGTAAAACGATGAAGAAACTTGCAATAGTGAAAGTGGCACATCGGCATGGAGTTACTATTCCGATGATAGCCGAGAAATTGGGACTAAAAGAGCGCACGCTATCCTGGCGCATGGCACAAGATATGCGGTTGAGCTTTCTTCGTGAGATTGCGCAGGCTATTGGCTGCGATGTTCCTGATTTATTCATAGACGCTTGATATATGTTGCAAAACATATATTTATAGAAATAACTCTCTAATCGCTTGTAGGTTAGAGAGTTTTTCTTTACTTTTGCAGATATAGACTTTGCATGAAGTTGAAGGTTTTTCGATTTTAGGCTTTTTGCTTGTGAAAGTAGGAAGCCGTTTTTATCACGAAATATTATAACTCTTAATAAATAACGTAGTAAAAGTAAAAAATGGAGAAGCACACCTTTACTGTCATTGATATCGAAACAATGACACCTGAAAGAACGAGTGCCTGTGCTTTGGGCCTTGTTCGTGTAGAGAACGATGTCATCGTTCAAAAGTTTTATTCTCTCATCAAACCTATCCCTGATGATAGAACAGTTACTAACACCCATGTTCATGGGATTACTCCCGAAATGGTTGAGAATGCCCCTACTTTCCAAGATTTATGGCCGACAATTGAGCATTATATATCAGGGCAAGTGTTGGCAGCTCACAACACCTCTTTCGATCTTGATGTATTGAAAAAGGTGTCGGCACATTATGGTATAACTATTCCTATTACAGGCGTTGTTGACACTTTTTCGTTAACGCATCTTTCTTTAGATGAAACTTGTAAAGTGTTACATGTTGATTTAGGGAAACATCATGATGCCCTTTGTGATGCTACAGCTTGCGCAGAGATAATCCTTGTGTTGTCGGGCGTGGAATTACCAAGGCCTACGGAAAGCATCCCGCATTTTGTCAAGCCTAAAGAAAAAACATTGAAAAAAGAGACGAAACAACCTTTATCCCCTGAAGAAGTGGAGAATAAGGAAACTCCTTTCTTCATGAAAAGAGTAGTGCTGACAGGAAACCTTGAAATGTTCCCTGCTCGAGAAACTATTGCAGAAGTGCTCAAAGCGTATGGTGCTGACATTAATACCTCTATATCTAAAAGGACAGATATTGTTATAGTTGGTAAAGGGGCAGGCCCGTCTAAAATGCAGAAAATAGAGGATTTGCAAGCACAAGGTCACAATTTAAGAGTTATAGAAGAACCTGAATTGCTTAGCATAATGAAAGAATTTAATATTGAATTCTAACTTTTCCCCGAAATCTCTTGCAGGTTTCGGGGATATTTCTTAATTTTGCCACTGCTTAAAAGATAATGGTAGACCATTCCGGCGAGCAGCGGTTACTTGCTCGGCAAAATTGCTCGGGCCTTTTTTATGCCCACAACTAACATATTTGGCGGTTGCCTTCTCGTAGATTTTTCAAAGCTCTTCGGAGTGGAAGCATTATCTTTTAAGCAGCGAGATTGGCGACCGCCTTTCTCGTTTTACCGGCAACGCAGCGGAACTGCAGGAAAGCTTAAAAGATAATGTAATATGCAGCAACAAACTATCCAGTTCGACGGTGTGCAAATTCAGCAGCGTGTCGATGTTCGCACAACTATCGCGAATGCAGTAAATTCAGTGGCTAACTATCTCAATCAACGTAGCGAGATCTATTCGCGGTTGTGTGACTTCTCCGTGACACGCCGCACGGTGCTCTACATGCACTTAGGTACAATCTGCTTAGGTGTGAGCGTATTTGCCGTGGTTTCTCATCCGCTTGTGGCCATTCCTGCTGCAGCTTGTGCAGGCTGGCTTGTTTACCGTTTGAACAGCAAGGAGGGAGGTAAGGAATAGCACAGTTAATGAAAGTAAGTCGTATGCCTGGACCTGGGAAATAGCGACTTCATTATAAAACCTTACAAATAAAAACAGAAAAATGAAAACTTTTGGTATGATTGAGAATAATTACAATGCGCAGGCTTGCAATGCTTTGCAAGACCTGCTCGATACATCAGCGCTCGAAGCGCGAATTGACCTCTGTAATGACATTACAGATAAAATTCTGTCGGGTGATGATTTCTCAGACGCAGAACTGCTTGATTACGTGCGCAGCTTTCACGCGCTTAGAAAACAATTTGAAATAATTCTAAAAGGTAAAAAAAATGAACGAGAACAGCAAGATTGAACGCACCGTGCTTGATGCTTATTTCAGTACACGTGCTAATAATATCCCTCCCTCGCAAATGTCTCTTTTTGTCGAGGACAACAAGACAACCTCTGAAATTATCGAAGCTTTAGACAGCACCTATCCGCTGACACAGCAAGATGTTGTTGGCTACATGTCGGAGAATGGTTTCCTACTTGAACCGGATGAGTCTGGCGGACTTGTTTGGAAAATATGGAGACTGAAATAAATTTTTCTTTATTTAATACGTAGAAATACATTTTTTTACATAATTTTGTACCATATTCGTCTGGAAACAGACAATTGGTTAAAATTCGGCTGCAGGCGTCGCGAGGACGTCTGCAGTTTTTTTGTGGGTACGAAAAAGCCCGAGGTGGCTCAACCTCGGGCTACTGTGTGATTAAAAAGAAAGGGCTATAAGGAAACGCCCAGCGAGCCTAATTGTGCAGACATGTCGGCAAGTGCATGCTTGAACGTCTGTCTTTCTTCTTCTGTGAAAGCAACCGGTTTGCCGTTGATGACATCACCATTTATCTTGTGTGCCAGCCATGAACGCGATTTGCCGAAGTAGTTGCGTGCGATGTAGGCCATTGAAAGCATCTTTGTCATCTCGCCCATTCTGTCTGCAATCGTAAGTTCTTCCACTCTGCTTGCGGTTGTCTTGATGAGATTTTCCAATGCTTCTGTAAAAGCCTTTGGATCCTTATTCTTCAGTTTCTCCATTTCCATGGCAACCTTGTCTCTTTCTTTCTGTGTCTTTGCTGCTCTGTTTCTTGCTGCAAGTGCTTGTAATTCTTTTTTCATCATCTCTTTTCTGTTTTGTTGCCTGCCTCCCGAAGGAGGTCAGGCTTAATTGTTCTTGATTTTGTTTTCTAACGCTTCGATTTCCTTTTTTGCGATGTTCTGAAAGTGATTGGGGAACTTTTTCCAATTTTCTAAGTAGAACATCAAGTCATCTTCGCTTTCTTTGAGTTCCTTTGATTTTCTTCTTTTCTTCATGTAGTCCTTTCTTTTAATTCACATTGCAAAGATAATCAACATTTGTTGAATATGCAAATTTTTAGGCATTTATTTTCAACATTTGTTGAAAAAGATGTTATTTCCTATAAAATAGTTCTGCAATCAATATCAAATCACATGATAATCTGCATGATATTGCACGCTGCTTTGCATCGGGTAATCATGCCAGATGATGCACTTTGCATTTGTATTTTTGTCAGCTTGTATTCTCTGTTACCTTTGTGTTGTAAATAGAATTTGTATGATTACTGTCTTAAAATCTCTTTCGGGTACCTATTTCAGTGCATCAATTCCCGATTTGTCTTTCACTATCGGGGGCAGTCGAGCAGGCGTTGTCATGACGGTTGACGGTGTGAAAATGTATGACGAGCATCTTTATCAGTATGACGGCAGCATTGAACTCACCGACCTCTCCGCACTCTTCACCTCGTATGCACATGCAAGGTTGAGTGTCGATATTGCTATTACAATTACCGACCTCGGCGACAATGATGCCGTGATAGATACAAAGGTGCTGAATGCTAAGGTAGTCTATTGCGCTGCTGACTTCACACAAGGCACTGTAACGGCTAAGGCTGAAGACTTTCTGCGCACGCATTTTCTGTCTATTTACAGCGGTGACCGCGTGTCGGCCTTGGGGCGCTTGGAGTTCCTGCACTATATCGGTACCGACTCGGCAGCTGTCAAGGCGACCTATGTTGACGGCTCAACAGCTGACTTTACTGCTCCGAAAGTGCAGGGTAACAATAAGTATTCAACTGTTGACGTTTCTCCCTCACGCTTTGCGAAAGCGGGCAAGGAACTTGACTTCTTTGTTGTCAAGGCTGGCGAACGCACACAAAAATATATGATTGACTGGACTCATCCTGATTGCGCACCTATCTTGATGTTTGAGAACTCTTTCGGCTGTGATGAATTGATGTATTGCGTAGGTAAACATCAGGTCAGCCCCTCGTTCAAGCGCACGACGGTTAATGTGCTGGGTAAGACGCGTAATATAGAGATTGTTGAAAACCGACTCTTCAAGGCTGATACTGGCTATCTCACGGTTGCACAGCAAAATTGGGTGGACGAACTCTTTCGCGCTGAGCGCGTGCATGTCGTGAATTTCGTCAACGGACAGCCTGTTGTCGGCAAGGAGGTGACACTTACAGAGTCGAAATCAGAGGTGTCAAACCTTGATGATGAGATAGCGCGCTTCACTTTTTCTTATCAGTATGCGCAGCGCATTCACAACGTTATTGACCTGCAACGTGCAGGCCGAATTTTCGATAACACTTTTGATAATACTTTTGATTAATGAATAAGCCTATTCACATCACAGAAATGCGCAAGCAGTTAGATATAGCTGCTATTCGCAAGCAACTGGTCAACTTGAAATGTTGGAAGCTTAAGACCGGTGACATTATTGAGTATAAAGGCTGGTTGGTAAAATCGGGGCATTGGCGCGGTGGTACTCATCGGCTGATAAATCCTAACAATCGGCAGATACGCGAGGTGCGCGATGTGTGTATCTTTGAGTTTATGGGCGCAGAAATCTATATGTAAAAAATGGAACAGAATTCAACGTTGAATTTTATCGAAAAGCGCGGAGATTACGAAATCTACGGTGCTTCGGCTGCTGGCTTTACGAATGGGCACAGTGCCTCGGCTAATGCAGAGTATTCTGAAAATTCGTCAGTGGTTTTTGACGATAGTGGTATCATTCAGCCCAGAACGTTCACGCAAGGGGGCAAAACTTATAAGTATGTTCCGTTCGGGGCCGATGACATGCAGCCTTATCACATCATTGAAAAGGTGGGCGAAAACATGGTCATGGCGCAAAACAAACTCTTCAATGCGCTCACGTGCTATGGGCAGGGTGTACGCTTCTATGACATCGCTACTGAAAAGAAGACGCGCGATCGAGAGATATGCGACTTCTACTTTCGAAATCAGCTCAACCGCTTCTTTATTGAGCAGGTGCTTGACATGAAATACTTCTTTTTTACGGTTACAGTCGTAGTGCTCGACAATGAGGGCTGTCACATTGTACAGGTGCGTCACAAGGAGAGTTGTTATTGTCGTTTTGAAAAAGCAGATGAAAATGGTCGCATCAATCACGTTTTTTATGCGAACTGGAAAAACACAGTGAAAGACGGTGATGTGGAAGTCATTGAGTTGCTTGATGAAATCGACCCCTGGGGAGATTTGCGCGTGCGCATGGGGCTTGACCCTGACCCTGCTACGGGCGAGTGTCGTAGGGCTGCACGTGGCGACGCTTTCGGGCGTGCTACACGCACACGTAAATTTGCAATTCTCACAAGATTTCCGACGCCAGGATATCAGTATTACCCTATTCCTTTTTATGTCGCAACGTTCAAAGATTCATGGTATGACATCTATGAGCTGATAGGTAAAGGCAAGCGTGCTAAGATACGCAACTCTGCGCCTCCGCGTTTTCAGGTCGAAGTGCACAAAGACTACTGGAGGCAGATTTGCGAAGAAGACGGTATCACCGACCCTGACAAAATCAAGGCGCGTATCAAGCAGGAAAAGCAGAATATCAACGACTTTATCGGTGGTAATGAGAATATAGGTAAAACGTGGATATCTGGCTTCTATATCGACCCTGCATCGGGCAAGGAGGTGCACATGGTGCATATTGTCGATGTTGAACAAGGACGCAAGGAGGGTGGCGACTGGGCCGATGACGTGCAGGAAGCAAGTAACTCACTTTGTTACGGTGACAACGTTCATCCAAATCTCGTAGGCGCTACACCCGGCAAGTCGGCGATGAATAACAGCGGTAGCGATAAGCGCGAACTTTTCTTGCTGAAGCAGGCTGCGGAGACGGCCTTTCATGATGTGCTGCTTGAACCTTTCCGCGTGATACTGTATTACAACGGTTGGCAAGAGAAATACGACGTTGACGTGCCGTTTATTGTACTGACGACACTTGACGAGAACGAAGAGAAGAAAAAAGTAAAACCTAATCCTGACGCAAATGGAAACAACAGTAACGAGGATTGAAATTACCCGGCAAACCTTAGAGGCTGCCGTTGTGGTGGCTACGAGCAAGAATGGTGAGGTTTTTAATATGCTCTGTAGCGCTATCTCTGACACGTATTCAACCTTTTCTGCGCTGGTATTGAACGAGGTCGGACGAAAGGCAGTGGAAGAAGGTACAGACAACGAGTTGCTTGCTCTCGTGAAATCTTACGTGTGTAGGCGTGCTTTCTATGACAATGCGCGTCAGCTTGACCTCGTGATGACAGCATCAGGTTTCGGGGTAGTGTCTGCTACTAACCTTGCACCTGCTTCAAAGGTACGCGTCGATGCGATGTTGGCAAACGTGGAGCGGTTGTATATGACCGACTTTTCACTTATCCTCCCTCGTTTATTCAAGCTGCAAGGGTGGTTTGAAGCTTCACGCATGAAGCTCTCTCTCATCAATACCTATTTTGATTACAGCAACATTTGTGGCTATGACCATTCCACAATTGAGGATTTCAAAGCTGCACAACCTTTGCTTGTAGAGGGCGAGCAGATATTGAGGTCACGAATTAGCGATGCGCAGTTTGATGCGTTCGTCAAGGCCGTGGCCACCAACTCGGCTACGGATGTTGTCAAGCGTGCTATTGATAAAGTGCGCTTCTGGTTAGTGCTGCATCTGAAAGGGGATAAAGCTGCAGAACGCTTTGCGTACAATCAGCTTTCAACGATCATGGAGGACAACATCGAGGCTTTCAGCGAGTATAAGAACAGTAAGGAATACAAAGCTAATCATTATGAGAATTACAAGAACACTAAGGAGTCAGGGGTGTACATTTTCTAAAGAAAAGGGGTTGATACTGCACGCCCCTCGAGCATGGCGTGAGCTGTCACAAGATCAGCTGCGTTATGTGTTCGGATTACTCGGCACGTTTAGTGACCTCACACAAATCAAGACTTTTATGTTTATGCGCTTTTGTGGAATTCACGTGCAGAAGTGGACTTCAAAAGGTGTGTTCTGCTTTATGCGCGGTCGGCTTGGACGTAGGAAGTTCTTCACGATTACGGCTAATCAAGTTCAAAGTCTTATTCATCAGTTTGACTTCATCGATAGCTTCGACACTATGAATGTGCGGTTGGATAGCATTCGTGGTTGCCGGGCTGTCGATGTGAACTTGCACGGCATATCTTTTATAGACTACCTTTCTGCGGAAACAGCATTCCAGGTTTATCTGTCTTCTAAAAAAGCAGAAAACCTTGATGCCCTTGCCCGCATTCTCTATCGCAAGCGCAATGGGGATGCCCCTAAGCGCCTGAAGCTTGATATCGCGGAACGCACAGGTGTGTTTGCGTGGTACTGCTATGTCAAAGCTGAATTTGCAAGACAATTCCCTTCTTTCTTTCGTCCTGCAGGCGGTGAGCCTACAAAGTGGGATTTGCTTAAAATGGCAAATGTACAGTTGCGTGCGCTCACGCAAGGCGATGTGACAAAAGAGGAAATGATTAAGAACATGGACTGCTGGCGTGCACTTACTGAACTAAATGAGAAAGCACGAGAGGCAGCCGAATTTGAGGCGAAATATGGAAAATAATTTTAATCCTATTGATTACTTCACGACCCTTGCAGAAAAGAACCGCCTCTGTCGTGAACATGGTTTCAAGGTGATGCCGTGCTCTGGCCCCGAGTCTATCGAGGGGCTTATCGGCGAATTTCGCAAGACGGAGAACTTTGTCCTTGTTGATGACACGACGGATAACAACGTGCACAGTAACAAATCTGGGTTCTTCACGAAATCTGTCTACACGGTTTGGGTGCTCGCTGGCTACAAAATGGGGGACGCAGAGAGTAGGAAAAAGGCTCTCGAACTTTGCAGAACTATTTTCAAGCAGTTTCTTGCGAAGACGCTTGCTGATAAATTCTCAGGCGCGTATCGTGGGGAAATGGCTTACTTGGGCATTGAGCGCATCTATTACAAGGAGTTAGGGCGTTATAGCTTCAATGGCACGACAGGCCTTTATTTCATGATAGATAATGACCTGCCTACTAACCTCGTGTATCAGGCTAAAGATTGGGAGGAATAGACATGGATAGGAGTCAGCACATTTCGGGAATGCTTACTCGCTTCTCTACGATGAATACGCGCAATGTGAATGATTTGCGAAGATATGAAGAGGGGTGGGCTAAAGAAATGCTGACATTCTGGCGTGAGCGCATGGATAAGCTTGCAGTCAAAGACTCGGGCTATCTTTACAATAGCATGTCGGCTATCATTGGGGTAGGTGCTGTGACAACAATTGAGCACAAGTTTGCTCTATATGGCATCTATGTTGCTGCAGGAGTTGGCCGTGAGTTTGGAGAGAAGTTTCGAGAGACTAACGGCACACTTCCTTTCCTGCTGCCTGGCGGTGAAGAGTATCGCGAGGAACATGGGCTAAACAAACAGAAGCGGGTCGGCCCTGCCTGGGGAGGTCGCATGGCAGGTGGTCACCCTCGCGTTAAGCGCGATTGGTTCGCAAGGAAATACTATTCTTCTGTGATGCGGTTAAACGAATTTGAAGCGTCGTTTTACGGTGAGGCTTACAACGGTCTTCTTTCTTCAGGACTGCAGGAAATCTTCGCAGGTGTAGGCATCGGAAGAAATTTATAGCGTATTTTTATTTTCACACCTACACCTTTAATTTTGTTTTCGTTAAACTTTTTGTTTCGTTTTTATTGTATTTATGAGTGATCTGACAGCAACGATAAAAGGCATTACTAAACAGCTCGAGGCAATACGTGACGAACGTATGCCTTATGCAAATACAGCGACGCGGATTGGTGAAGCACTGCTATCGTTGCTGTCGTTGTATCTAAACACCCCTTACGTGAAAAAAGAGGGTGAACAGCGTCTTGTGATTGGTGACATTTACCTGTCGTGGGATAAGGAAAATAATGCCGTAAAAGTTTCAAAAGCAGACGGAAGCGCAGCTAACTTCTATGCTGTAGGTGGAATTTCTGCATTTGGTGCAGGTTCCATGCAAGGTGGCGGGGGTAGTGGCATGTCGTATGAACGTCTGGACAATTGGGCCGACTATTCTGTTGATAAGGCGACTGCTGTTCTTTCTGCATTTTTAGGCAATGATCTGAATGAGCGACTAAAGAAAGTTGAGGGAGGTGCATTGACCTCGGTGGACTGGTCAATCATCAAGAACAAGCCTACCTCAATGCCTGCCAGCGATGTGCCTGCCTGGGCCAAGGCTGCAACGAAGCCCTCGTATGCCTGGAACGAAATCACAGGCAAACCGAATGAGTTCAATCCTGCAGCACATTCGCACTCTTTTGCTTCCTTGACAGGCAAGCCGAACACCTTGCAGGGGTACGGCATCACAGATGCTGCAAGCATATCACACACGCACGCTTTTTCTGCATTGACAAACAAACCCACAACCGTTGACGGCTATGGTATCGTCGATACATTCAAGACGCACAGAGAAGTCAATTTCGCACCTGACGAGGCTGGCTATTATGCTGTGATGACTACAAAGAGCGGAATTGGCGATGATTGGAGACATATCATTTCGATGGACTGGTCTAAAAATGACAGCGTGAACTGGATTAGTCAACTCGCACTCCCTACGCAGCGAAATGAAAGCGTATATTATCGTAAGAACGAAGCTGATGGCAAGCAAATCAAAGATGCGAAGTGGATAAAGATTTGGGATGAAAAGAACCTGATAAAACTCTCACAACTCACTGATGATGTCGTAAGTGGGAAGTATCTGTCTCTTGCAGGTGGAACAATGCAGAACACGAGCATGATCCATAATCTAAATTCTGAATTTGTAGGGGGTAAGCATTACTCAAAAATTCTGACTTCGGACGGGAAAGTCACACAGCTAAGTTTAAATGTCAGTACAGAAGGTGGTGCAGGAGGTGGCTATCGGTGTATTTCAAAATCAAAGAAAGTATATCCGTGGTCAATCAATAAACTTGTTTTTGCAATGATATCACGTCACAAAGGGGTTGGATTTATAACGCTTCTTTTTCGTGTAAATCATGCTTTATCATCCTTTGATGCTGATATACGTGCAACGGGCAGCTTTAATGACATAGTAAATGCTTTGCAGTTTTATTACAATGCAAATACGGGAATTTTTTCAATTTGGGCCCCTTTCAATGATTTTGATTACACAAAATTCATTACAGTATTAGAAGAGAGCAATATCACCTTGAATGGTGACAACAACTATTATCCGCAATTGCCTTCTGATGTCGGGACGCTGCTTAAATGTGAAGTTAACAGTGCAACAAAACTTGAGCAAACTCGAAAAATCTGGGGGCAGGATTTCGACGGTACAGGGAATGTCGACGGGATGCTTACTGTCAAGCACACCGGCTATTCTGGTGTTAAACTGATATCTGCAGGCGACGAGAGTTCTTACAGGTGTCAGTGTGCGGGTGGAAATGAGTGGGTGTTCGGTGCTTATCCGACGAGATTCTTCCTGTGGAATAATGCAGCGAAGCATGTTTTCAGCATATTAAATAATGGTAATGTCGTTATAGGTGATACCGACAAAAACTCGCCCTACAAACTGAATGTAAAAGGGACGATGCGCATAGGTGATAGTCTTCTGATTGCCGGAACGGAGTACTGTGACATCACGACTATTCGTAATGCTAATAGTGCAATAAAGAATGCAGCGGTTACGGCTGCTGCAATCCGACACGCACTCGACTTCGGCTGGTATGGCACGCACTATCAGATAGGTAATATTCGCGGAGGTGCTGACAATAGCCTCGGCTTCGGTATTACGAAGGACAGCAGCACCCTCATTGCTCGTTTCCACGAAAGCGGCAGCGAAGTCTATGGCAACCTAACCGTTGACGGATATTTAAGTCTTGCGAATAACGTAGGACTGACCTTGAAAGATAAGGAGGGTAGTAACCAGCGCGCAGTATTCATATCCTCTTCCAATACCGTTTATTTCGGTTGCAATGACCGTCCGCTTTACACGCTGTTTGAGGGTGACGAACTGCAATTTAACGTGTACAACAAGGGCTGGCAGAATGCACTCGTTATCAGCAGGGACAGAACTGCAATTTTTACAGGTAATGTGCTGGCGCAGGGTGGCGTAACAGCTTATACCACTTCTGACCGGAGACTGAAAGAAAATATCAAGCAGGTTGATAGTATGCAGATAATTCGCTCGCTCGGCGGTACCTGGCAGTTCGATTACAAAGACACGGGCAAGCACAGTATAGGATTTATTGCGCAGAGCGTGAAAGGAAGTGCACTCAGGAGTATGATTTATACAAATGCTGACGGCTACATGAAGCTGAACTATCTCGACACACGACTTATTGCACTTGCACTCGGGGCAGCGGTGCAGGTGGATGACAAAGTAGAGCGGTTGAAGAAGCGGATAAAAGTGCTTGAAACAGAAATTGAAAAATTGAAAGGAGGTGAGAAATGAGTGTCATCAATGGTATCATACAGGCCCCCGTCAGCATCGCAGATGTAAAGACTGTACTCGGTGAAACAAGCAACGACCTTGCAACACTTTGTAGGAGCGATAAGATAAATATGTGGGCAAAATACAAGCCTGTGGAACTGAACAAGCCTTTCACCTCCGACGAGTTTGATTTTGAAAATAGAAAATGGCGTGACAATGCAACGTGGTTCAAGGGTGCAGACTTTGAGGGTGTTGGGATATGCGGTATAAAAATAGCACATAGTAGTAGCCTACAAAGTCTTACAGAATTATACGATAAAGAACAGAGCAACTGGGAGCGTGTGAAAGTAGGCTCTACTTTTGCGTGTCCTTACCGGCTTTCTGATTTTGTAGGCTACAAGCATGCTGCGACTGCGCCTTTCAAAAGGCCTTTTGTCACAAGTAAGACAAATGAAAATGGCAGCGTATTCGCAACGATGATGATAAAAAGTCTCGGTACGGAAAACGAACTGACGCTGCAGGAATTCGGTAAATTGTCAGAGGCTTATTTCGGGCTTGCACTGAAAAATGCTGCAGGACAGATTGCTTATTTTAAAACTTCTGACAAACCGCTGAAAGACGGTGGAACAAGCGTGGAAATGCAGGGTATGATTTTCGCAACCGGGAGCTATAAAGCCTATATTTTCCTATCTTCAAGGGCACTTGCATTCAACATACCTCCAGTGCAGGCTACTACCTACTACACGATACATGACTTCAAATCATCTGCTGTAGAAGTCGTTTCTGATGCACAGCAGATGCACGATTACTTCTCGATTAAAGCACGTGAGGACATTAGAGGTCGTATTGTCGTAGAGGTAGAGATTAAGGATAACTATGTGCGTACTTCAAACAATAAGGACTTCGATATACGATTGAGGTTTATATCGAGCAAACTCGGTTCTCAAATGCTTGCCGGAGAGGACGCACATACTTTTACTGACCTTGAAGCTGGGAAGAAATACACGCATATTTTTGAAGATTTTACAGCAGGGCAGCACTACAAGATAGAATACACATTCATGGGTATAACGCAGGAAACATATATTTTAGCATTAAACCCTTTCATTAATCAATAAAATATACAATCATGGAAGTAAAAGTAAAAGCAATCGCAGGCTTCAAGGCAAACGTTGAAGCAGTAGGCGCAAGCACAACAATCAAGGCTATCGTTTCAGTTGAAAACGACAAGTATGCAAACATCGAAAACGGAAGTGTCAGCAGCAACGAGGGTAACAAGGAAATGCTCGCTACATTTGCGCATTTCGGAGGTATCAACATCAGCTATCTGACTACCGATGAAGATGAGATCATCAGCGTGGTTACTGACGTTGCAAAGTTCGTGAAGTACTGCAAGGCCAACGCAGCGAAGCTCGGCACAGTCAGTGCTGCAGAAGCAAAAGAAAAGTAAATAACAAAGTAATTTAGTAAGAATTAAAGTAAATATGAAAGTAAAAACGATCAAAGCAGTTGAAGCCTACAGAGCGCTGAAGACGTTGAAAGTAAGCAGCATGAGCGATGAAGCTATGCTCGCGGTGTGGAAGAACCTCAAGGCCTTGCGCCCTGTCTCGGAGACTTACGACAAAGACATCGAGGAGGTGCGCGCAACACTTCAGGACGAAGAGTTTGAGAAGATGCAGCAGCGGGTAAAAGAGGCACAGGAGGTAGAGCGTAAAGTCAAGGAAGAAGCACGAGAGTTAACCGAGGCCGAAAAGCAGGAAATCGCAGAGATAAACGCGTGGTTCGCTGCATGGAACAAGAAAGGCGAGGAGTATCTCAAATCGTTAGCTGAAAAGGAAGTGAAAGTCGATGTCGTAGAATTTGAGGCAGAGGAATTGCTTAAAGCGTTTAAGGCTTCTGATAAGACTTTTGAAGAGGTTGAAAAGCTGTCGTGGCTGACGAAGTAGAGTGTTGAATAAACTTTGTTATATCCCTGTATTGATTTCGCTTGAAATTGGTGCAGGGGTATATCGTATTTTTACACCGCCATTTTTGCGCTTATCTTTGAATTGTTTTATAAATTATTACTGTTATGATGTTTGAAAAAATAAAAGAATTTATCATAAGTGTTGTGCTGGCCATGCTTGCATTTATGAAACCCATTGAGCCTGAACTTAAAACGCTCTCGCTTATCTTTTTTCTTAACTTCATTTTCGGCTATCTGTCGGGAATGATAGCTAATCATGAAGATTTTGATTTGAAAAAAGCGGGCCGTTGTGGGCTTGAAGCTGCCGTTTTCTTTGTGCTTTGCCTCTCTATTTTTGAGATAGGAAAGTTAAAAGAACAGTGTGTGCAGGCACAGCAATGCGTCAGCATGATAACTTATCTTGCAATGTACTTTTACGGGCTTAATGTCTTGAAAAATCTGAAAAAGATTTTCAAGCCTGATACTGCAGCATGGTATATCGTTGCTTTTATCTACTATGTTTTGCGGATAAAGTGGGTGGAGAAAATTCCTTTTTTATCCGAGTTCCTTAACATTCAAACAAAAACAAAAGCAAAATCATTATGACAAATCAACAGAAAGTATTTTGTAAGGCGGTGTATGCTGCTGCTTGTGCACTTTACCTAAAAGATAAAGATAATTGTGTTTCTCCTTTATTCACAACCGCACAGGCAATGCTGGAGAGTGGTTGGGGCAAGGCTGCTATCGGTAACAATCTTTTCGGCATGACAGTGGGGAGTTCCTGGACAGGTAAACGGCAATTGGTCACTACTCGCGAGGTCTTTTCAACGCCTCACAAAAAGTTTAATGCGCCTGAATGCATTATTTCTATTACTCCACTGAAAAGTGGACGATACTTATACAGATGCAAGCGCTTGTTTCGTGATTACGCGACACTTGAAGAGGGCTTGAAGGATCATAATGCGCTTTTCAAAAAGCAGATTTATGCGGATGCGTGGCCTTATCGGTTATACCCGAAAGAATTTGCAAGGCGTATTTCTGATAAGATAGGGGAAATGTATGCTACTGACCCTCTTTATTCACGCACATTATGTAGAATGATAGATATTGTTGCATCAATCGTTTAGGAGGTTAAAGTATGGAAATTTGGAATTATCTTAAAGGAAAATATCTGTCTTTTTTGGTGTGTATTCTACTTCTTGCTGCGAGCGGAATTATAGTCTATGTCATATGGATGAAAGGACAAAGTGAGATTGAAGAATTGCAGACGCAGCTGGCCCATGCTCGCACTTATAAGCCTGTTGTTAGTGAGGTCTTGCATGACAGTAGTACCGCCGTCACACAACCAGCTTCGAACATCGATAAGCATGCTTATAAGCGTGAGTTTGCAAATCGAAAGCTACTGAAAGAATTAGACGTAAAACCTCGTGATGTCGCTGCTCAGTCGGATGTTGCTACTCATGCAAGCGACTCTGTGAAGCTTGCTCCGCGTGATAGTGTGTTTTCCTATAACGACAGGTGGGTACAGTTTCATTTTTCGCTACGTGATAGCTTACTCTCCTATCATGTGCGTGACTCTCTCTCTACTTTTGTGATACGCGAATACAAGCATAAATTCCTGTTTTGGAAGTGGGGCACTAAGGGGTATAGAATAAAGATTGTGAATTACAACCCTCACTCTAAAATAACTTATAGTAATTATCTTAATATAGATTGATATGGCTGGCTACAATGAGGTTTATACAACTACCGTCAAGCTGAATTCAGAGGAGGCGAAAAATCGTCTCCTTGAATTGCAGAAAGTAGTTGATACGCTTAAACAGAAGCGTAATGAGGCTTTTAAGGCAAATGACATGCAACTTTTTGCTTCGCTCGGAAAAGATTTATCGAAAGCGGAACATGAACTGAAGCTTTTCAAAAATCAAACGATGAGCGTCGTTGAAACGTTGAAGCACATCGATAGCAGCAGCGTCGAGCAACTTGAAAAGGCTGTACGTTCGCTTAAAAGGCAGCAGAAGAAAACGAATGACGAAAATCTTTATGCTGAAATTGCTGTACAGATACAACGATGCAAGGAGCGTATTGATGAATTCAAGCAGGCTGAACGTGGGGCTACAGAAGAGGCGAAAGCGCTTTCGGCTGGCATGCTCAATTTGCGTAATGTAATGTCAAATATCGGTCACGCTTCTTTGAATAAATTGCGTGAGGCTGAAAGTTATTTGAAGAAGCAAGTTAGCAATCAGGATCCGTCTTCAACTTCTTATGCTACTTCTGTTAGTCAACTGAAAGAGGTTCAGGCCCAAATTCTGAAAATTGAGACTGAACAGAAACGCGTTAATCAGCTTGTTGATCAATACGATGATGAGATTAAGCAGGCACATAAGGATATGAGCACTGTGCAGCGAGAGACGAAGCTTGTTAATGATACCTTGCGAACACTTGATCATGCTTCTGTTGATAAACTGCAGTATTCTATCAAGATCATCAATGAGAACTTGCGGCACATGGATCGTGGTACCGCGGAATTTAAGCAGATGTCTGAGCAGGCGAAACGCTTACGTACTGAACTCGCTAAGGTGAACTTTGAGGGTAGGGCACAACAATCCTGGATTAACCGTACCGCTGATTGGTTCAACAAAATGCAGGGCATGGCAATAGCTGCTGTAGCTTCTTTGTCGGGTGTCGCATTGACAGTGCGTCAGTGTGTCAGCGAATTTGCGAAAATGGACGAGGAACTTGTTAACGTTCAGAAATATACGGGGCAGACGAAACAGGAGGTTGAGGAGATGAACGAGACCTTTAAGAATATGAATACTCGTACTCCTCGCGAAAAGCTTAATCAGCTTGCACAAGATGCTGGGCGACTGGGTATTCACACGAAAGAGGCGGTTGAGGAATTTGTCGACGGAGCGGATAAAATTAACGTTGCGTTAGGCGATGATCTTGGTGACGATGCTGTTAAAAATATCGGTAAGCTCGCACAAATGTTTGGCGAAGATAAGACTAAGGGCTTGCGTGGAGCAATGTTGGCAACCGGTTCTGTTGTCAATGAACTTGCACAGAATTCTTCTGCAGCAGGTAGCTATCTTGTTGACTTTACCGCACGCCTTGCCGGTGTAGGTAAACAAGCGAAATTGTCGCAGCAGCAGATTATGAGTTATGCTTCTGTTCTTGATCAGAATATGCAGCAGGACGAAACGGCTGCTACAGCCATGAGCGGGTTGATTAGTAAGATGTTCCAAAATCCTGCTAAATTTGCGAAGCTTGCAGGACAGAATGTTAAGGAGTTCTCAAAACTTTTGAAGACTGATGCAAATGAGGCGTTGTTACGCTTCTTCGCTGCAATGAAAGCGAAAGGTGGATTTGCACAGTTGGCTCCGATGTTTGAGAAAATGAAGCTTGACGGCACGCGTTCAGTAGGCGTGCTTTCGGTCATGGCAGATAAACTTGATGATGTCAAAAAGGCGCAGGTTCTTGCTAATCAGGCTTATGCAAGTGGCACAAGTGTGCTCAACGAGTTCAATACGCAGATGTCTTCAGAGCAAGCGAAGCTTGATATAGCTTCTAAGAAATTCAAGGAAATGCGTATTGAATTGGGTAAGAAACTTTTACCTATTGCGTCGCATGGCTTGAAGCTGGGTTCTACTTTCATTGAGTTACTAAGTACGCTGATTGACTTTGCAAGTAAATACGCTGTTACTATTATAACCCTAACGGCAACGATAGGCGCTTTAATTGTAGCTGAAAATCTTGATATTCTTAAGAAGAAAGCTGTCGCATTTTGGAATGATGTACTTATTGCTGGCACTAAAAAACTTTGGACGTTACTAATAAGTAATCCTTATATTGCGCTGGCTGGAGCTGTGGCTACATTAGTTGCTATATTGATAGATTTAACAAGAAAGACGAATACACAGGCTGCAGCACAAAAAACGCTAAATGATATACGAGAGAAAGCACAGGAGGATATCGTAGAAGAGAAGCAAAAGATTGAAGCGCTTGTTGCTGTAGCAAGAGATGACACTAATTCTATGAATGATAGAATTAAAGCGACAAAGGAGCTAAATAGAATTATTCCTAACTACAATGCACAACTTGATAAAACGACAGGTAAATATAGGGAGAATAAAAAGGCTCTTGATGAATATCTGTCATCTTTAGTTCATAAATATGAAATCGAGGGTGCAAAGGCAATGTTGGCAGATTTAGGTAAGCAGGCTGCAAAAGCAAGAATTGACGTAGATAATGCAAAAAAAGCAGTAAGGGAGGCGAAAGAACTGCAGAAATCCGGTGTAGGACAATCTTATACAACTTCTTGGGGTAGCGTAGGTAATACTACTGTTGATTATATGCAAAAGGTTAATGTTGATCTCGAAAAAGCAAATAATAAAGCTGCTGAAGTCAAGGCTAAACAAGATGCTATTATGAAAACATGGGGTAATGATATTAAGAAGAGTGTTATTGCTTCGATTGGAAAAGATAGCGATGATCCTGATACTGGCGGAGGTGGTACTGTCGGAGGTGAAGATGAAAAGGCAAAGGCAAAGAAAAAGCGTGAGGCTGAAGAACGTAGGCGAAAGGCTGAACAAAAACGCGCTATGCTTGAAGAATTAAAGGCTGCTAAGGCACATACTGACGAATTACATGCACAGAATATTGCTGCTAAGGCTGCAGGTTTGAAGACGGATAGGAAGTTTATTGAAGATCAACATCTGATAACCATTTCCGGCATTGACAGTCAGATTTCTATTTATAAGAAGTATAACGAGGAATATCGGCAGCTGACTGATGACCGCATGCGTGAAGAAGAAGAGATGTCACGTGCACATAATAAATTTATGCTGAAAGATATTATCAAGCGTAATCAGTTAGAGGTTGCGCAGGCACATGCTGATTTCTTGAATGTGAACTCTGAAATCTATATGAATGAAGAGGCGCTGAATGAGCGTCTCTATGAGATTGACATGTCGGCTATGGCCGACCGCATCGCTGCTTTGCGTGAGGGCTCGGAGGAGTGGCTTGATGCAAAGGACGAAATGGAACGGGCTGAACTTGAACATAGCATTCAGCAACAGCGCCATTTCGCGGAACTGTTGTCACGGTACCGCGAACAATGGGGGCGCAAAGATGTCAAGCAACAGCAACAAATTGAACTCATGGGCTTACAAACGCTTTATGAGAAGAAGCTTATTAAGGAGAAAGAATATCAGGAAATGCGTAAAATGATTATCGCAAAGTACGAAGAAGAGGCTTCTGAAGTAAACTTGAAGAACTCTAAAGGCAAGAGGCAGCGTGACTATGTTGATACAAAATATCGCACTGTGAGAAATAATGCTGAAGCTGATTATGAAAATAAGCATGGCAATGGCACTTCTGTTGTTGATTACATGACAAAAGACCTTAATCTTTTTGCGAACTCGTGGGCAACGATTAAGCAACTTGAAAAAGACGGTGTCATTTCGCATCAGGAAGCTATGCAAATGATGCTGAAAGCTACCGGTGACCTTGGTGAGGGAATAGTACAGAAAATGGAGGCTGCCATGAACGCTATTCAGCCGATCATGAACGCAATGTCATCATACTGGGCTGCGCAATCTGACTATGAGCAGAGGGTTACAGAAAAGAAGTACGATAAGCTTATCAATGCAGCAGGCAAGAATTCTGCAAAACAAAAGAAACTCGAAGAGAAAAAGCAGAAAGAACTTGCTAAAATCAAGACGAAGTATAATAAAAAGCAGATGAAAATGGAGATTGCACAAGCGACAGCGACAATGCTGATTGGTGCGATGAGTGCTTATACTTCTGCTTTGAAAGGTGCTCCATATCCTGCTAACCAGGTTCTTGCCCCACTTGCTGCCGGTATAGCCATGGCTGCGGGTTTACTCAATATCGCTGCTATTAAGAAACAACATGCTGCTGAAGAAGCGGGCTATTACGAGGGTGGCTTTACAGGCGGTAGCAATTACCGCCGTCGAGCAGGCGTTGTGCATGAGGGTGAATTTGTTGTTAATCATTCGGGGGTTAACAATACTGCTTTGGGGCCAGTTCTGCAGATGATAGATGTTGCGCAGCGTAATAACACTGTAGGACAACTCTCTTCTGCTGATGTTTCGCGTCAGCTGGGGCAGGGAGGGACTGCCGTTGTTGCACCTGTCGTGAATGTTGCGAATGACAATGCGGAGTTGAAATCAACGTTGCAGGAGGTTGTACAGGTTGTTGCTTTGTTGCACGAGTCGGTGAAGGACGGTATTCCTGCATTCTACTCTATCGACGGGGAAAATGGGGTTGCAAGAGGTCTTGAAAAATTGAAGAAACTTAAAAAGAACGTATAATGATTATCTGTTATATTGACAACAAAAAGGTATTTCCGAACACAACGGATAAAATAAAAGTCACGTATGAAAATCAATTTATCAAGGATAGTGGATCATACACTTATGAGATATCTTTCCCGATGTCTATTCAAGCAAACAAGGAGTTTTTCAAGAACATCAATCGTTTTGATGTGAAGAAAAAGATACAGAGCTTTGAGAATTGTGCCCTGCTGGTTGACAATCGTCTGATTATCTCAGGCAAAGGGCATATTACAAGTGTCACGGCTGCTGCAGTAAAGCTGCAGATTGCAGGAGGAAAGTCGCGCATTAAGTATAATTCTGCGTTCGAAAAGCATTTTATTGATGAAATAAAATACCCTAAAGTTGCGATAACAAAGGGAATAAATCATGAAGTCTACAATGAGTTTGGGATGAACGAAGTTATTGCAAGTGACAACTTTGGTTCTGAAATATTAGCTATTGATCTGACAGACTATTACTTTGTCGGACAACCTGATGTCGCAGCTTTCAATCCTATCAATGACGAAACGAATGAGCGTACAGCAAACCAAATTATGGGAATTGAATTTAACAAGGTTAATCTCCAAGGACACAAGTATAAGCCTTCAAAGGCCTATCCCTATATGACAAATCTTGCAGTGCAGCCGTTTCTTATGTATGTGCTACGCAAAGTTTTAGAATATGAGGGTTACAAGCTTACGCGTAATGATTTTGATTGTGAACCTTGGAACCGTCTGTTGATAGCAAGTGCAAGATTGGGTGGGAAAATTCAAAATGCATTGCCTCATTGGTCTGTTTATAAATTTTTAGACGAAGTGCGCAAGCTGTTTAATGCGTCTATAATTTTTGATGATCAGACGAAGACGGTGCAAGTACTTTCGCAGAATGAGTTGATTTCGAACAGTGCTGTATCATACCAGTGCGATGATGAATATTCAAGCGAATTCGATGAAGACGGGTTGGAAAATATTGCTACTTCTAATATAGAATATTCATTTGATGACTCTATTCATCGCGATGAAATAGATTTGCTCCCTTTAGAAATACTACATAAATATCCTGTCAAAGAGTTCAGATCATTGCAAGAGCGTAATGCTGCGATAGACAAAATGTCGGCAAGAGAGAAAAGAACTACTATTTTTAAAGTTGGATATGAGTACTATATTTATATAAAGGCAAGTGAAGAATTAAAGCTTAATGTATCTCATGTTTTATCAAGGTGTGGAATATTTGCACCTCTTGTGCGTGACATAAATAATGATACTTCAATAAAGTTAAATATTATACCTGTTGCAACGTATCAACGTAAGAGGTGGCTTGACGGTGAGGGAAATAAATGGATTAAGATGTTTGATAAAATTCCTAATGACCCTGTTATTTTACCTTCTATCAGCAATGATAAAGAGGCAGGCATTGACGATATGACCAAGGATGAAGAAGACGATTCCTATTATTACACCGTTGAAGATGCTATCAAGAATGGTGTCAACAATAAAAAGGAAAAGGAAGAGGAAGAAGATGAAAAAATGGATGTTATGTTTCAATACCCCGTTGTTAGAAATTTAACAGGTAGAGGGTACATCGAATATAGCGATAGAGAATTTCGAGAAAAAAAAGGTAATCGTTATCCTGTGACAGGTGTGTTTGCTGTTGAAAAGCGGCCGTTCGGTTTTGGTTTATCTTCTGACAGCCCATTGTCACTATCTGCTTTGCCCCATAAGTCTATCAATGTTGATAGCAAAAATAAGCTGTGCATAAAATTTTATACAGATGAAATTCCAGACCCCTCAAAGATTTACAACTTTAGAAATAAGCTTTTTATTTGCGAAAAGGTTGAGTTAGAGATAGACGCAAATGGAATTTCTAAACAAAAGACGGGATATTTCTATGAGTTTCTTTAAGCCTTATGCCTGATTTGTGTGTTAATTGTGTGTAGTGCCCACTTCTGCAACTTGCTGATTTTCAGTGAGTGTGCAGTTGTGGGTCTTGTGTGTATTTATAGCTGTCTATAAGTTGCCGGCGAAGTGCTTTGTCTGCTCGTTCACAACGTTATCTCTTTTTAGATATTTGTTTGTCACTGCAATATCGCTGTGCCGGGCCTGGTCACGTGCTACGACAATGCCTTCTGCATTTGCAAGGTCACGTATTCCACTATCTTTCAAACTGTAAAACTGATAGCTTGCTGGAAAATTCAAGGCCTTGCGCACCTTACCCCATTCCAACCGAAATTGATTGATATTGATTTGTCGCTCTCCTGGTATAATGTCATGTCCGAATACATAACAGTGTGACGGATAGCTAAAGATGTTTTGCTTGATCATGATTTTTAGCACAGCATCATTTAACGCTACATATTGCCCTTTGCGATTTTTCGAAACCTTTGCATCTATATATACAGTTTGATTTGTAATATCGATGTCACCGATAGTGATATGTCGCAACTCATCAGGGCGTATAAAGGTGTAATATTCCATCATGCAGGCAAGATAGAACGGTGGATTTTCGCGTGATACGTATGTCTTTAACTTAGAGAGTGCTGCAGGTGTTAGCGCATCGCGGAACTTCTCTTGTTCCTTTATCATGTGAATTTGTTCAATAGGGTTGAATTCAAGATACTTGCGATTGACGAGCCATGTCGCGAATGTTGACAACCAGGTGCGATAGTTATTGCGTGTCTTCGCTGATACGTCTTTATCGAACAGCAGATAATCAAGAAAATCAATTGCAAAAGCAGTGTTGAACTCATTAACAACCTGTATCTCTCTGCCATTTTCATGCATGTATATTTTCAGCTGATTTAATCTACTTAGATAGTCGCGTTGTGTTTTTGCTTTCAATGTGCCTTTGTTTGCTTCAATGTTTATGCAATTCTCATAACGCTCAAGAACGGTTTTAAAATCAGTATAATAGCGAGGGTTATAAGTTGTAACAAAAGGGTTCCAGCCTGCTTTCAGGCGCTTCATGATATTATGTATCATTTCTGCAGCCATGTCCTCGCGCTCATGGGCACTTTTATAACGATTTAACATGTACTTTTTTCGCTGCATCTTATTAGTTGCTGGGTTAAAAACGGTGAAATCTACATACCAATCTTTACCCTTGTGCAGGCGAGGGTAGGTGAAATCTACAATACTATCGAAGAAGCGAGTTGATGTTGAATTTTCAAAATACATTTTTTTACATTGTTTGCTTTCACAACCAATGCAGTTTATATTTTGTACTAAATTTGTCCCTTGTTTTTTGAACTAAATCACCCGAAAGGCCTGTATGAGCGCTTTCGGGTGAGGGGAAGTTGCGGAGGCAAGACTCGAACATGCGACCTCCAGGTTATGAGCCTGGCGAGCTACCAACTGCTCCACTCCGCGATGTTAAACGTTGCAAATCAAGAGCATATGATGTTGATTTCAATCCCTTTTTCTTGATTGCGAGTGCAAAGGTACGGCATATTTCTGTAACAACCAAATTTTTTCTGTGTATTTTTTGTATGACTTCATTTTTTATGCCATCTGTTTGGTCGTTTAAAATAAACGCTCTATTTTTGCACACATAGTTTATTGTGTGCAAATAGAAGCTGAAGTGAGTTAATATGTCAATATCAAAAACAAGACAAAGATTAGTAGATGTGGCGCGACAACTGTTTGCCAAGAACGGTATTGCCAATACGACGATGAACGATATTGCCGTTGCTTCTGGCAAAGGACGCCGAACATTATATACCTATTTCAATCGGAAAGAGGACGTTTATTCGGCGGTCATTGAGTCGGAATTAGAGCGTTTGTCCGACAAGTTGGACGAAGTGGCGTGCATGAAGATGCGTCCGCAGGATAAAATCATAGAACTTATCTACACCCACCTGAGTATGATTCGTGAAACGGTAGTAAGGAATGGTAACCTTCGCGCTGAGTTTTTCCGTAATATTTGGATGGTGGAGAAAGTGAGAAAGAACTTCGATGAGGACGAAATCGAACTGTTTCGCAAGGTATATGCCGAGGGAAAGGCTGACGGTGAGTTTGATATCGACAGTGTAGACCTCGTGGCCGACATTACCCACTACTGTATCAAGGGACTTGAAGTGCCGTTCATCTATGGCCGACTGGGCCACGGTCTGACCGAGGAAACCAGTAAACCGCTTGTCGCCAAGGTGGTCTACGGTGCTTTGGGTAAGTCGATTGCAAGGTGA